ACGTCGGCATAGTGCCTGTGAAGATCAACCCCCTGCAGTTTATGAAAGTGCCTGGTTCATGAGGCACACTACCGTCTAGGAAACTGGGGTCTATTCAAATTCATGCTGTCGCGTGGTTCACCAACAATACCGTTGGCCTGGGCCCACTGCCTAGATGTCAGTCCTCCCAACACGATACGGGCAATCATGTTGCTCTCATTGCTGTAATGGCGTTGTTGAGTCTGCTTCCCCTGTTCGGCACGTGCTGCGTCGAGTGCTTCACACATCGGCTTAAAGTTATTTGCCGCACTGATACGGGCTTTGAGCTGGCGACGATATTTGGCGGCGATTGCTGGTGCGGTAAGCTGCAAAGCCTCTTCACACTGGATAAAATACTTACGGACGGCGCGGCCTTGCTCGTTACGTTCGACCATTGCCAGCTCTTTAGCCATGCCGAGGGACAGGGCGTAATCTTTGCTGCGGCGGTCACCACCACGCTTCGTTTTCCAATCCGTGCTTATCTGCTCATAATTTGAACTTTGATTCCTGAATTCTGAGGAATCAAAAACCACGTAATCCGCACCTTGCGTAAAGCCATATTCATCAATGCGTAGCTTTATCCATGTGGAAAAATCGTTACCAACTCCCAATACTTTATGTAACGCCTTCGCACTAACAATATTGGTTTCACGCCCGCCTATTTGACCGGAAATAACAGGGACAATAGCTGCAAAGTCATTGCTGGTAATATTGCTTAGGCCAGATTCAGAGTGAGAGAGGCCCTGACCGGTTAAGGTCATATTTTTCATTGTCATTATGTCGCTCCGTTATTCGGCTGTGAACGTGTCCGGGTATAGGGTCAGGATTTCAGCGATAGCCTGTTGTGATAGGCCCTCATATCCACCAGCGGCAGCATTATTATTAACGAGTTGGATAATGCTCAGAGCATCAGCACGGCAGGTGATACGGTAGCGAAAGTGGCTACCGATACCATCACCGTTAGGCTCGTCAAGACGCTCCAGGCGGATATCTAAGCGGCGTTCTAGTTCAGTGGCGTAGTTGCGTGCGCTGGACAAGCGGCAGTAGTGGAGTATCTCGTTTTCAGTGAAACCATTAATACCGGTACGCATCATATAAATACGGGCGCGGTGTTTCTTTGGTGTAGGATTGTTGGTCTTGACGGGGGTATCATCAGCGGCGCTAACCTGCTCGATAATACCCACCTTGTTGTGGGCATTTTTTTTCATTATGCGATCTCCCCGCGAGACTCAGCAATTCGTTGATTTATCCAGTCGTCTATTTCACTCTCAACAAAGGCAATAGTTCGAGAACCTATTTTAATAGGCTTAGGAAAGCGATTTTGATTTATAAGTCGATAAATCCACGCCCTACTATATCCTGTACGTTCTAATACATTTTTTAGACGCATAAGGTTTTGAGATTGACTCATATTAATTATTCCTTACTTTTCAGGCATGGTGATACAACCTGGCTATAAGTAGGTTGTTAAATACGAAATTTAGACACGAAAAAACCCACAGCATGCGAAGTATGTGTGGTATTGATATCTAAATTCTATTTACAATATGAAATTCAGATAGATAGCTAATTTTCCAAGGGTATCTACTGCTCTAAAGGAAGAGCTACAAGCAAGCAAGCGTTTGAAAGGATGTGTTTTATTTACTTTAATTCATCAAGAGGTATATATTTAAAAACCTATATTTCCTTAATCTTTCGTCTTCATAATCCTATGTTTTATAAAGTTTAACTTTCCTAAGATGATAATCTGAATTTTATTTTTTTGCTTCTGAATAATTAGTGGGGTAAACCATTTTGCTCTACAAGGGCAGAACCAGTCATTCCAGTAAATGACGTACCTTCAATTTAAAAGAGACACTCTCATGGTGATATCATAAAAAATTTTTCTGGAATTCCAAGAGAGTTGTTTTTTAAAGACCATATTGCTTCGACAGCAATTCAAACTAGCTTTTTATTGCTCTACTTGTCGAGTACGCCACACAATTAAACATGGCAAATCAACATGTACCGGAAAGGGGAATAATAATTAACCCAACACCTTCGCAGCAGAGGATAAAAATGTGTACACCTTTCGGCATACGCTAGTAGTTTTAAAGAGCATCCGCTTTTCAGCGACGTAGGACGATAAGTCCAATTTTAAATAAGGTACTTTTCAGCACTCGATTGAGGCACTCTTCTTCAGAGTTTTCTTTTAAAGAACCGTTACAAACTGGAAAGCATTCCTTTCACAGAGTGATGAAATCATCTAATAGTGTCTAATATAGACAACTACTGTGTACATGTCCAGCGGTTCATGCACGTTTTCCGAATGAGCCATGAACCACATTTTCACCACGTTCCAAGCTATCCATATAGTCGGCATACCACTGGAGCATTTCCCGTCGTCCATCCAGATACTGCGCATGGTTATAGATCCCACGGATAGAGTTTTTATCAACGTGAGCAAGCTGGACTTCAATCCATGCACTGTTATAACCCTGTTCGTGAAGTATTGTACTCAAGGTATGTCTGAATCCGTGGCCTGTAGCTTTCCCGTCATAGCCTATTCGCTTAATCACCTGGTTAATGCTGGCTTCTGACATTGGCTTGCCGGCATCATTACGCCCCGGGAATACATATTTTCCTCGGCCGGTGAGCTGGTAGACTTCTTCTAATAATGTTTTAACTTGATGGGATAGGGGAACGATGTGTGGTCGCCGCATCTTCATGCGTTCGGCAGGTATCTGCCAGATACCTTTCTCAATATCTATATCTGCCCATTCAGAAGTACGTAACTCAATTGTTCGTAACCCAGTAAGCATTAGCAGCTTGGTACCATTACGAGTGAGAAGGCTACCGGTGTAATGATTCAAAGCACTAAGGAAGGCGGGTATCTGATCCGCGGTTAGGTGAAGGAAGTGATTTAACTTTGGCGTTTGCAGGGCACCAGACAGATCGGATACAGGGTTATGGCGTGCTTTACCCGTAATGATGGCAAAGGTATAGATCTGCTTACAGGCCTGCCTGACCTTTTTTAATTTATGAAGTACCTTTCTTGCTTCCATATGCCGCAGCATATCAAGCATATCAGTGGGCTGCAGAGTAGTAATATCCAATCGGCCTATATACGGGAATACATCCATTTCGAGGCAGGACAGCATTGAAGCTGCATAATCCTCACTCCATTTAGCTGATTTATATGAATGCCATTCCAGTGCTACTGATTTGAATGAGTTAACAACTGAAAGTTCTTTCTCTCGCTTCTCGTCTTGTTTGGCTGTTCCCGGATCTCCACCAGCAGCTAGAATTTTTTTTGCATCATCGCGTTTCTTTCTGGCATCGGCCAGTTTGACATCAGGATATACCCCCACAGCCAGCAGCTTTTCTTTTCCAGCGGATCGGTACTTCAATCGCCAGTATTTTGAGCCGTTTGGATTCACCAGCAGATATAACCCGAAACCATCAGCCAGTTTATAAGGTTTGTCTTTACCTTTGGCGTTATCCACTTGGCGAGCATTCAGCTTCATATTGGGGGTATCTCATTTCATTGAACAGAACTATACCCCCAAATATACCCCCACATAGTTGTAGATTTCAATAGACGATAGTAGACGTAGAAACACTGAAATATGGCTATGTTATTTGATTTATTAGGATTTTGTAGACTTTAGTAGACGTTGGAAGATATGTGACTGGTGTCCCCTGCAGGAATCGAACCTGCAACTAGCCCTTAGGAGGGGCTTGTTATATCCATTTAACTAAGAGGACTTTAATCTTGCTGTTTCTTAAGCGTTTCGCTTGATTTGTATGTTATCCCATTACTTCATGTATTATCAAGCACTTCGTTCCTTTTGGTTCTCTTTTCTGTAAATCTGTTCGTCAATAAAATCACGTCGTTCACTTGCCATTGCGTACACATTGAGTACAGAATGAGAAAAATCAGTGTGTACAGGATATATAAGCCGTGAGCCTCAGTGATACTAAACTTCGCAGCATCAATGATAAGCCATACAGCGGGACACCCGAAATCACGGACGGTGACGGACTGAGTGTTCGCATAACGCCTACCGGAACGATTACGTTTCAGTTCCGCTACCGCTGGAATGGTAAGCCAGTGCGTCTTTCAGTTGGTCGTTACCCTGCAATGTCTCTCAAAGAAGCCCGTGTGGCTGTCGGTGAGATGCGCGAATTGTACATGAAGGGACTCAACCCTAAAAATTATTTTACTAAAGAAGACGGAGAATTCACTCTTAAAGAGTGTTTAGATCAGTGGTGGGAGAAGTACGTTGAGACTCTTAAGCCAAATACAAAGATTCTGTATAAGTCTGTTGTGTACAACACGATGTACACAGAATTTCCAGATGCTCCAGTAGTAAACATACCGATATCAGCCTGGGTGCGTTTCTTTGATAAGCAGGAAAAGAGCAACGCAAAAAAAGCGAGGGTCTTACTCCTTCAATTACGGTCTGTAATGAACTGGTGCATAAGTCGCCAGCTTATCCCTTCATGTGAGGTCCTGAAGCTCAGCGTCAAAACCATTGGTAAGAAGCCGGATACTGGTAGTAGGGTTCTTACCTACACCGAGCTTGCAAAAGTCTGGTTGGCACTTGAAAGCAGCAAGATCACCACATCCAATAAGGTACTTCATCAGCTTTTGTTACTTTGGGGCGCTCGTTTATCAGAACTGCGCTTAGCTACTGCTAGCGAGTTCAATATGGATGACCTTATATGGACGACGCCTGTTGAACATTCCAAGATGGGTAATGTGATTCGTCGCCCTATCTTTGACCAAGCAAAGCCATACATAGAAAGGCTGTTGAGTGCTGGCAACAATGTGCTGTTCCCTGGTCAAGAGCTTGATAGGGCAATAGACCGCTCGTCTTCAAATCTCTACATGAAAAAACTAAGGGATAAAATAGATATACCGGAGTGGCGCACGCACGATTTCAGGCGGTCGCTAGTGACGAATTTATCAGGGGAGGGAGTAATGCCTCATGTCACCGAGAAGATGCTGGGGCATGAATTGGGGGGAGTTATGGCGGTGTATAACAAACATGATTGGCTGGTGGAGCAAAAGGCAGCTTATGAATTATATGCTGATAAAATATTCTGGTATGTTAAAAATATAAATAAATATAGTTAACTTCATTACATAAGCGATTATGATGGTTCGGTCAAGTTAATAAAACATGAGTGAGGACGTGACTCTTTGTCAGTTATGGGTCCTCACTAATATTATTACACCAGTTTTTAAGTTAACTCTCATCGAAATCATTTATATTATACATATATCCATGAGCACCTAATGATAAAGAGAAAATTGGAATGTTATTGTTTATGCTGTTTCTTATTATTTTAATAAGACTCATACCTGAGTTACTTACCCTTCCTCCTACATAAATAGCCTTTATTGCCGACGGGGAATATTCCAATAATCGATTCTTCCCTGATGATGTATTGATAATCCTATATTCTTTTTCGTATTCCCAAGCATCATGTTTTTTAAAAATGATTTTTTCATCCTTTGCGTCATTAAAATTACGAATGTCATGAGCGATGTTTGTGTAAATCACATCTTGACTAAGAAGGCAGCAATCATAGTTATTACGCAAGGATAGTAAAAGCTCGTCTTGTTCGAATTCGATACACATCCCTGAAAATTGTTCAGCGTAATGAGACCACATCAAAGTACTGTCTTTAAATTGTATGTTATCTGTCGGATCTATTTTAGAAAAACAGCAAACGCCAGAGTTATTAATAATCGTTGAAATAGTACTATGTACTTTGGGTAAGTTATTACTATCACCAAATATCATTTGGGCAGTTAACTCATATGTGGCCTCAAAGGGATCATTCAACTTGTCAAATCCAGAAAACCATAAACTACAATTAGTCAATGCACTAAGAGAGTCCAAGCTAATCCGCTGGTATTTATATAGTCTCATTTTTTTACGCTTTACAAGTTATAATTAACCACATTTTACATCAATTTTTGAAGTAATAAAAATGCATGTTTTGCATATGTGTGAACATACTCGCTATTTAGTATGCGTCATTGATTCATGATATAAACATGCATGTTTAAATTGATTTTCAATATTAATGATTTACTCCGCCAGACTCTATCCATTGCGCCACAGCCTTTCGACTATAGCGGGTTGGGTGGGTAAGAATAGGCTGAGGGAACCCGTGTTCTTTACGTAACCGCCAAACAGCTGTTTTTTTCTTTTTTAGCAGATCAAATACTTCCCGCTCTTCCATAAAATCATTGATAGTCATAATCACCTCATTAATTATTTTGAATAGTTGGGATAAGTTTCTGCCGCCAGCCGCTCTGCTCGTTGCGAAAGCTCACTTTTTGGTTTTAAGGCATAAGGCCCCTCATCAGGCACAACAGGCAGCGGCGGGGCGGCGTACAGGTTATTACCAACAACAAGCGCACCCTCATAAAGTTCTTTAACTGCTTTACGGCGTGGTTCATCTCCAGCCATCTGAGCAGCGGTTATGTAGTCGCTATGTTCGACAATAGCCACTGGCTTCTCCGCCGCCTCCCTTCGCGCCAGTAGCTCAGCAGCCATTGACTGATATTCTTCGTCCTGACAGATGCAAATCATGCCTTTGTTAGCAAGCTCAGCCAGGCGATCATTGGTTACAGGGTTGCTCAGCTTATTCATCGTCATCATCCTCGTCGCCATCATCATCCAATGAGCACAGAAACGGATTGGTTGCAGCCAGCATTTCGCTAGCCGTGCCGTGTCGCTGCAAGCGACGAAGCACCTCGCAAAACTCAAAAGCTTCAATGCGCTCGTCACCGAGTTCGAGCGAACATGCGAACTGGTATGCGGCGGCCACCAAGTTTTGCAGCTGCTCGGCAATAGCGGATTTTCTCAGGTTATTCATAAATCCACCTTATCCACTTATGGCAACGAAACGCACTTCTTCATCAGTAGAGAACTCACTGGTAACATCACTGACAAATCGGACGTAGTTATTGAATTCACCTTCGCCATTATCATGGTCTTTCCAGATAACAGTGGATTCAGGTGGCATTTTCTTTAACTCTTTGATTAGCTGCTTTACCGTTAATTTAGCCATCTACTCATTCCCCCAAAGTATCAACGCAAAACTGATTCAATGACTCAGCTTCGCTGCCACTAATGCGGTAGCGAAAGGGATAGCCATCGGTATTAGTGGCATCACCCAAAGCAAACCAATCGTCACTAAAGGTATCCGATTCAAATTTCCTGCCATTGCCACCAGTAACGTACCGATTCCTTCTTGTTACTCCTTTTCGTGTGGAATGACCTCCTTGCCAGCATGTGGCACCTTCTCGGATGAATCTATGCTTTGCCATCCTACTCCCCCCACAGTACCGCCAGCGGCGCGATTATGTTGATGATCTGGTTCTACAAAATCTGAAAGCCGATCAGACAGGCGAGCACGAAGTTGTTGTGTTCCTGCGTACGCTATCGCCGCTTCAAGTAGACCGTTCACGCATTCACTAAATTTATGTGGTTTTATAAATGGCTTGATGGATGAATCCTGTGCTTCCAGTTCGGCTACGCGCTTCTGTGACTCTGTGTAAAGGTCCTCTACCCGACGAAGCTCTTTAGCGGCTGCTGCCGCAAGTTCATCAGACAGCAGCTCATCTCGTTTTAAATCTGCGTTCTGCTTCTGCGACTGTTCGAGTGCAGCTATCAGTTTTGCCTCGCGCTCTGTTGCTATTCTGGTTACACGTTCACTAAGTTTCTGCTGAGCTTCTTCAATAGTGTTCGGGCCAAATAGCTCTGTGTGGATGTCAACGACTCCAGCAAAGAAGTCAGCTATTTCGCTGCTAATCAGCTCTTCGAGTTGTTTAGTCACTGCTGGCCTCCAGTTTGCTAGCGCGGTTAACCAAAATTTCAGCCTTTTGTTCATCATCAAGAATGTCATCAGACACAATGGCTACTTGATCGGAACCGCTCCATGATATTGGTGGGCTGGCCTTAATTGCTTTGTTAAGAGCCGCTACAGCCCCCTGAATATCTTTTGACAAAAGGCTGATATCGCCATCTTCTGGAAATTCATTTTCGCAATGTTGCTCAATATCGAACTCTGCTGGGTAATTCGGACTGCAAATAACTAACTGCAACTCACTGGGCAGAACTGAGTTATCAAGGCAGTAATCAGCCAGCGATTCCATATCAAAGAAGTAGGTGTCATCATCAAAAATAACCAAAGGCTCACCGCCCCACACAACACGTTCAAGCGTTGCAAAGTGCGCCTCTCTTTTTAGTTTGTGACATATCTCGCAATAGCTTCTAATTTCGTGGATAGGGTGATCGTCAGGATGTTCTTTGCATTTACGATGAGTAGCCCCGCACCAACGAGCCTGGTATTCATCATTGCCCCAGAAACGGCCGTCACGGTCTACCCAGCCTGTGACTGTCTGAATGCTAGCCGCCGCTGGAGAATCCATCATGATTGTTTTTGCTTCGGTGTTATTACTCATTGGTAACCGCCTTGAATGCGAGGAAAGTGCTCATTGAGCGATCAACAAGTTTGGTATTGTGGTACTTACTGATAGCCCATGTGATAGCGAATAAAATCCAACGGAAATGGCTGGTATAGGTTTTGAATGTCAGGCCGTCGCAAAGGTCCCAAGCGCTAAATCTTTCAGGCCAATCAGCGTTATAAACCGCCTGATAGGCTTCCCAGTCATTGCTGAACTCTGCACGACACAAATCACGGACTATTTCACGAACTATGGCCTTATCACTGTCTGGCGTGTCGTCGTCATCGTCCCAATCGTCATCCTCTGATTCATCCCCTTCAGAGTCTTCAAGATATTCGCTTAACGATTCTTTGAGGCTTTTGCAAAAGGCATCATGATCGTAATCCTGCGCTAATAGATTGCGGGCAGAGCAACCCGCGCCAGCCTCCAGCTTTTCAGACCAGTAGCAGGTATTAATTCCACCTTCCCAGCCACCAAAAAATCTAAACATGTCGGCAATGCGAGAAAACGTCCAAGTACCCATATCGCCAGTCACAGTCAGATAACCGGGCCAAGTGACTACATCGTAGTAATAGCAACTGGTGTCGGGTTCCTTCATGCGAAGGTGGCGGTAAAGGCCATCATCACGGATTATTTCCAGGCGATGGTTTGCTGTGTCCAAAAGAAAGCGGGTATCTGTATTAAATTGACGACGTTTCATTGGCCTGACTCCTTACGAAAAATAAGATTTTCGGCCTCAAGTGCGGAGTTCTTATCCAGTGACTCACCCAATGCGACAAACACAACATCCAAGCGAGCAGCTAAATTTTTCATTAACGTTGCAGCTGCTGGTGGCAGGTTCTTGGCCTCTTCATGACCAGCCATTACCAGATCAGTAATTTTCATGTGTGCCATTATTTTCACCCCATCAACTCATTGAAGCGGTTCATGAAAAATCCATATGCCTGCCCAGGCTTAAGTGGATGGATAGCAAAGCCATCGTAGGGCAGTATTCCTTCGAGAATGGGCCAGATAGAGCCGTCATCTATATCCAGATCACGTCGCTCTGTTGCCAGCATGATTAGGTCGGCGTACTTAACTCGTTTACTCATTTTCTCTGGGAGATTGAATTTTTTACGGATGACAGCATCCACCTTGCTTTCCATTGCCTGATAGTCTGGTAATAGTTGTTTCAAGGGTGATGGAATGTCCTGGCAATACGCTTCTACGCCGTCATGCAGCAGGGCTTCTAACGCAAACTCAGCAGGAACGATCAGGCTGCAATGAACTGAGTGCTGCGCTACGCTATAAAACTCAGGCAAATGACCACCAAAGCGGCAGATATTTGACAGGGACACAGCAATATCTTCGATATTAATCTGCTCCAGCTTTAGATTTAAATAATCAACATGCTGCCCGGTGAATGTTCTGATAAATGACATTTAATTCTCCACTAAATAATAAGTACCACTGCACTGGTTATTACAAAAGGGTGGGTTGTTTAGTTTTTACTGCACGTTTTTTCTTTAAGGCTTCTGCTGGTGTTATTTGCTTTTCAGCCCATATCTTGGCATGACGCATTACATCATCGAACATTCCGCCTTTCTTACTGGCTTGAGACATGCGTTTATACAAATCAATGGCTTGCCATGCCCCCCCCTGAGCCATTGATAAAGAAAAACCTTGCTTTATTAATTGCTCTTTAACGTTTTTTTCAATGAATTCAATATGATTCATTGAACACCTCCATTGAATTTTAAGTGTGCGAATCCATACCCATTGATAATGGGTTGATACCAAAATATTAATTAGTGTTTAGATTCGCCGCCGAGAGCACCAGTTAAATCAATTATTAATTTTGATAATTCACCAGTAAATAAAATTAAATCCGTATCAAACCGCATGACAATATCTTCACGGTCTATATCATCATTTTGCTCTAATAATACGTCAGAGAATTTTAGCTTTTTAATTGCGATTGAATCAGTCAACGTAAAACTAATTCGCTCCTGCCAATCCAGGGCTAAATTAGTCACTACCTTACCAGCTTCAATATGAGTGCTAATTTCGTCACTGCATAAATCCTGATTCTTGACCTTAGCCAGGCCACCACCTTCCAGAATGGCTTTAAGCTCTGCCTCATCTTTTAGTGCGAAACCAGCCGGAACGTCACCAGATCTTACCCATTCAGTCATGGTTAATTCAATTGGCGTTTCCATCGTTAATGGCACAACGGGCAGAGAGCCAATCGTTTTGCGAAGTAATGCCAGTGAATCTTCAGCTTTCTTGGCACTGGAAGCATCAACAATAACCAGGTTGTTATTAGTATCGATCCAAATCTTAATAGTGCTATTACGTGTGAAAGCACGTGGTAATAAAGAATGCAGAACCTCATCACGCAGAGAGTCTTTTTCAGTTTTCTTTAATTTTCTTGCCTGCTCTGATTCCAGTTTTAATACTTTTTTAGCCAGCTCTTCTTTAATTACTGATGCCGGTAGCATTTTTTCTTCACGCCGAACAACCAGAAGAACTTGGCCATTCACTTTATGAAACAGGCGATCAGAGTGAATGCCAAGAGGTTCAACCCATCCAGTTTTCGCCATGTCCTGGCTACCACATGGAGTGAAAGCAAAATTATGTAATTGCTTCTCAAAAGCCTCTTTATCATTGGCAATTTGTACGTCACGAGACAGACGATAAATCATTAAATGTTTAAATACTGGTTTAATCACGTTAGCTCTCCTTGATCCTGCACGACCGGTTAATTTGAGGTTGTGGCGGTGGTGCTACCACCTGCCAGCCCGGCTACGACTGGCGACGGTTTAGACTATTCACACATATTCCATTTTCATGGTTTAGGTTTGGCCTCGTCACGTACGCTGGTCGCATTGCCACAACGGAAAGAGCATTCCTTACATCCGAGTTGTTGCTGAGTCTAACTCTCGCGCACCCTTCACAAATGCTCTTACCTGTTGTGTTCGCGGGGTCTACTTCCCTCCTGTCACGGTTCTTTCTCCGCGTCATTGCGTCTTAGCTTTTAAACTAAGTATTCGCTATTATTATTTTGCCGAATTCTCACTCGTGTTCGGCGCACGATCCCTACCTAGCCGCAGGGAACTCCACTTATAGCCACAATGGAGAGTAAAATGCTTATAAATCAGTTTGGTGAGACATATGAACCTAGGCCTGACGGTCAAGTGCCATATAGGCCGTCTGATAGGCAGCCGGAACCAGAACCTAAACAGTAAGAGGCAATACATGACCCGAGATTCGACGCTATTTAATATTCGTTATTCTTTTCAAATAGAAGCAATGCATGCGACTTTATACAATCGCGTCGATAAATTTTTAACGTTTGCTCAAATTATTCTCGGGTCTGCTATTTTCGCTGATTATGGCAGCCTGCCTATCTTTGGTGCCTTGGTGGCTGTTATTTCAATTGGCAGCTTTATTTGGCAGCCCGGCAAGGCAGCAATCCTTCATGAGATCCAATCCAAGAAAATGAAACTCCTGGTAAGCAAGCCTTCGAGTGTTTCAGATGAAGAGCTTCACTCGGATTACCTTATTGCGCAGGAGACCGATAACTCAATGCTCGGGCTATTACGCGACGCTGCTCATAAAAGAACACTTATATCCTTTGGAAGGTTCACCGAGGCTAATGAAATAAAATTAAGCCTTATCGAAAAAATAGTGGCCTGGCTGTCAGGCGACCTACCTAAAGATAATTAACTCACCAAACCGAATTGTTAAAGAGCGAAGCGTCCATAGTGGCGCTTTTTTTGTGCCTGTATCGCTGGCAAGCGGAACGTAACTACCTACTGCGCATTAATGTTAGCCATCTCATCCGCTGTTTCGTATGCCGCCGGCTGCTACTTCGTGGGCTTCCTTCCTGCTCACTGTTTCTACAAGGTACATTATGTACCTTGTAGGTACATTGTCAAGCGTAAAAAAACCCGCATTGCGGGCTTTTTATTATTTGGTTATTTTCGATTTATGTATCTTCTTGGTTTCCCGGAAAAAATAACCGTTCCTATTATTGAGCAGTTTCCATTTATTTTCACATAAGGTTCTGGCCAGTTGGGGTTTAAAGCCTTAAGAAACCGCTCACCACTATCTTCTACAAGGCGCTTGAATGTGGTCTCTCCAGATGAATGCATCAGAGCTATAACATCATCGCCATGCATCGCAACAACTTCAGGATCTACAAAAATCATATCGCCCTGGCGGTATTCATCAATCATTGATTCGCCAATAACACGAAGGATATAAGTCATCGGCCCACAAGGAACGGGGCAGGGGTAATGTTCAATATCGCTCAAATTAACCTCAGAGTATCCAGCCTCTGTCCAGGCCCCCGCCTGCACCCAAGAGATTACCGGAACCATTGTAATGTTTCTGTTAGTATCCGAAACATCAGGGTTTTTTGCAATATTAGTAGTTTGATGCTCTCTATCCAGCCACCCCAAAGGGAGGTCAAAACACTTTTCAATATGCCTTGCCATTGCATCGCCAATACCTTTGCTAGCACCTTCCCCCATAAACCTACTGGTTTGAGTTGGCTCGCGATCAATCATGTTGGCGAAGTAGGAATTACCTCCCACTCCATCCCTTAGTTTTCGGGCATTTAAGCGCCGTATGTCTTGGATAGTTTTCATTTATAAATTAGACATTGTGTACCGTGAGGGTACAAGTACCTTTACGGTTCATTGTTTTCATGTAATATGTACATAGGAGGTACATTAAATGAAAAGATACTGGGATTCTCTTAGTAAAACACAGCAAGACGCACTGGCAGATGAGGTTGACTCAACAGTCGGGTATCTGCGACTTATCTTCAATGGTTACAAAAAGGCCGGTTTTTCTCTTGTAAAAAAAATTGATAAAGCCACGGCAGGGGCTGTTAGCAAGTCAGATCTTCGTCCTGACATTTACCCGCAAGATATCAACAGCCTCGAATACCATCAACCACAAGAGCGCGAGGTGAACTGTGGGTAACTCAAAGAAATGGCGTCAATTGATGCAGCCTAAATGGTACGTAAATACCGTAAGAAACATGATCACAGGTCTGGCTGGTGGTTATGAAGAGGCTGTTGACTGGATAGGGCGCAAAGAGAGTGTTGATGATAGCGGCACCACCAATGCCTCGTTAGTTAATCGCCTAAGAGATGAGGGTGATCAGATATTTCCTCTTGGGTGGGCGATGTTGCTTCAGCAGGTGGATGGTTCTCATTGTATAGCGCATGCGATTGCGCGTGAGTCCGGCGGTGTGTTTATTCCACTGGCAGATATTGGGGATATTGACAATGCCGACATCAACCAGCGGTTACTGGAGGCTATTGAGCAAATAACTAAGTACTCGCAGCAGGTAAGAGCAGCCATTGAGGATGGTGTTGTTGAGCCTCATGAGCGAGTGGCAATCAATGACGATCTTTACCTGGCTATCGCCAAGCTTCAAGAGCATGCGTCACTGGTCTACCGAATCTTCTGTGAGCCAGAAAAAGGTGACACCCGCGAGTGTGCAGCTCCGGGCGCCTTGGCGTGTCGTTCTTTTGTGGAGAGTTAACGCATGAACAGTGTAGCAAGACAGTATTGCCGTACGCAACTTGTGTTGCAACCCATAGCTGGTGGTAAGGGCGCAACTCAGTATTGCTATGGGATAAAGATACAGGGCCGCTTTACTCCTGTCTCCCACAGCTTTGCCGCTTGGGCTGTGGGGGAGTTTAATCGCCAGAAGGAATTGTTCTCATGCAGCAGCTCAGCCGGCAATACATCGACTGGCGAGGTCGAACCGTCCACGTCATTGGGTATGACAGGCAAAAGCAGTGGGTCATATTCCGAGAACCTGGCTACGAGCACGACTGCATGTTGCCCGTCGAGCAGTTCCAGAAGAAATACAAGCGGGTGGATGAATGAGCACTAATAACAGGATTTTTGACGTCGTTCAGGCAATGTCTGGACAAAAGAACGTAATAGTCATCCCCCGTCCGTACCTGAAGTTTTTTGGTAGCGACCAGCAGGCCTTTCCCTTGGCTGCATTATTAAATCAGATTGTGTTCTGGTCTGGCGTTGATTCATCTTGCGGTGATGGGTGGTTCTATAAGTCTCACAAGGAAATGGGGGTAGACCTTGAAGTTCTGAGTGAAGATCAGGTCCTGCGGTTGGTCGGAAAGATAGAGAAAAAGTACCTTGCTGGAATTATTGAAACAAAAAGCCAAAAGGTTAACGGGACACCTACAACACACTATCGAATCATTGATTCTGACGCCCTGATATCCAAAATATTCCCGCCAGCCATGGATTCCGCGAAAGTGCGGAATGGAAAACGCGAAGCTGCGGAATCGGAATCGCAGAAGTGCGGAATGGAAACCGCAGAACCGCGGGAACAATGCCGCGAAGTCGCGGAATCCTATCTTTATACAGATCTAGACACAGATAGAGACACACAGATCAATAAACCCTCTTGTCAGCTGGCTGGGCCAGCAGACGGAGAGGAATTTATTTCTAAGAAATTAACCAGAGAAGCAACCGAGGTATTGCAGCACCTCACAAACCTCACTGGCGTTAAATTTGAACCAACAGACGGGAACTTGCAGCACATTAGGGCTCGTCTTCGTAATGAGACTGCTACCAAGCAAGATGCGATGGTTGTGATTGAGCATCTCGTAGGGTGCTGGATGGGTACCAAATACTCAAAAGGGCTTAACCCTGGCAGGATTTTTTCTTCGGATAAATTCTCTTCCAATTTGATTGCTGCTAAGGCCTGGGAGTCTGCTGGCCGTCCAGACTGCAAGAGCACCACGCCTGTAATTGATATCGCTGGGCGTGAGGAGGCATACACAAACCTGATCCAACTCCGCCGTAAGCCAGCAAACAGACTCGA